TTCATTGCGTTGTTGAGCATATCGAAATACGATGTGCCCGAACCCGATACAATGCGGTCTGTTGTTATACGCCCTGGCAGTACTTCCGTGAATCCGTACAGTGAAGCGAAAGAACGTTCCTCGTCGTACTCACTGTTCAGCACACCCACGAGAAGATGATAATAGCCTGACACGGCTTGCATTTTGATTGCCGTTTCAGACAGTACAAACTCACCCGTTTGGTCTGCTGTCGAGCATTTCGCATACAGGTAGTATTTCTTTGTTCCGTCAGTCATAATGGCGGAGGTAAAAGCGGGAAGCGACCACACCTTGTATCCGCTGTGGGAAGAAGAAATATCCTTTATCCCGAGTGTCAGGTGCTGAATGAAACTTGCTCCGATTTTGAGCTGTTTGTTCGTACCGTCCCAAACAACTGTGTCCGCCACTTGCGTGAAGTTTGTCAGGCTCTTTACGAAACGGAACTGCAAGCTCTCGTCGCCGACAAGCATTGACATCGTTTGAACGGCAATCGGGTTGATTGAGTTCGTGAAGTTGTCGAGCAGGGCTTCTTCCAACATCGAAATAGTTTCCCTTGCATCACGGAAGCGGCGTTTCGTGTACTGTATAGCGTCACGGTGGTAATCTTCGACCAAAACCTCCTCACTCTGCAGCTCCTTGAGCGTAGTCGAAAAACCGCTTGTCACGGTTGAATTGGATAGCGTCAATACAGGACTGTGCGGCTTGTTGATGTAGTCCTTTATGCCCGTGATACGCACAAGGACACCCTCTTTTTGGAAGCGTTCGTCGCTGAACTTGATATACCCGCCGAGCTTAATTTTCCCGCCGATGTTTACCCAATCCTTTTTCGACCAAATGCCGTCGAGTTCCCCTGTGAACGAGAACTTCACTTCCTCGTTATCGAACAGGTATTTCACGCCCGCACGGAACATATCCCACGAAGCACCCGACTTCGTTGCATTGTCACAGATATATGCGTCGGGGAGCATACAGTTGAACACGGCGTACGTGTCGCCCGCTTTCGGGGCAAATACGGCGTTCGGCATTGTCTGCCCGTCAATCTCCTGTGGCACGATTTCAAAACGACGTGCCGCCTGTTCCTTGCTTGTACCGACGTTCTTTGCCTCGTGAACATACTTTACCTCGAACTCCTTGCCCGCAAGCATTCCGCTTTGGAACTTCACGGTCATAGTTTCGCCCGCTATCAGGTAGTCCTCATAATTCAACGTCGAGGGTATGCTGCTATCCACGATGTCATAGAAGCTTTCTTTGGCATCAACGACAACCACCTTTGAGATAGTTCCGACACGCTTCGGATAAATCTCCGAGCAGTCGAGGCTGTCTTCCGCAAGGCTTGTCAGCTGCTTGTCAGCACGACGGATAGACAAGCCCAAATCATCTGTGATGTATGTTCGGGCGTTCGAGGCGTTGAAACCGTCCTCGTCCTCGAAATACTTACCGTCATAGGCTATCTGTTGGAGCTTCGGCAGGAGCAGTTCGTTGTTCCCGTACTTGCTTCTGTCGATGTTCTCCACGCCGCCCTGTATAAACAGGATTTCGACGGGCACATTGTCGCCATAATTACCTCGCCCGACGTTCGGCTTGAAGCCGTTGCCACGCCCGTATGAAAGGGCGAGAGGGCTGTTCTTGTTATACTCTATCTTGCGAAGCGAAGCCACCTTGCCGTTGAACTCAAATTCGGTTTTCAGTTCCGCAGCCATTTGAGCGATTGCCTCATAGCAAAAAGCGTGATCATAGCTGATAAGGACTTCCGCTCCGTCGATACACTCGCCGACAGTCCAACCGCTGTCACGACGGTTCATATTATCGACGAACATCTGCAAATGCTCTTTCGGCTTTGCTGTCAGGGAGAATTTCAGCCTACCGTCCACCGTGTTACGGAACTTCCATATCTTGGCTTTCGCCTCGGCGGATTCCATAATGACGGTGTACTCGAAATTGCGGCTGTGCTTCATCTTGAAGCTCTCGGGACGCATAAGGGTGTACCGCACATTCTCGAAGTTGCAATAAGCCCCGACAGGTATTTCCACGTGCTCGGCAAGGCTGTAATGAAGCGTGATATTATGGTCGCCCATTATAACCCTGTTACGGTAGCTGTTATCATCAACTGTCACGTCAAGAACCTTGCGTCCCTCACTGTCGTATATTGTCATTTTACCTCCTGTTTTTGATTGTTAGTACTGTACCGAAAACCTCCCCACACAACGGGGGAGGCTCGATACCTGATGTTAGTTGATACCCAATTCGGCACAGTCTGCGTCCACCTGTGTTTTGACTGCGTTACGCTCTGTGAGGAACGCTTTATAGGCGGCTACCTTTGCGGCGGCTGTTTCCTCGTCGTAAACACCCAACTGTGCGGCGTTGTACTCGTTTACCAACTTCTGTTCGTAGTTGCTGTCCCACAGCTCACTGATTACAGCTTCGGTAATCTTGTTTGAGGTCACGGGTATCCATACGGTCACTTCCTGACATTTCCACTGTGTGGTTGGCTCGCCGCCCTCCTCGTGTGCGGGCTGTTCCATTTCTACGATGTCCCAACGGTATTTGTAGCTACCGTTTCCTACTGCCTCCAATACAGAGGGCTTGTGGTCATAAAATGCTTGCATAATACTCTTTTTTAATGATTGATTTCAACAAATGCTTACTGTTACTGTGTTTCGCCCAACCGAGCCAAGAGCAAATACCCTGTTTGTACTCCTTTGGCGGGAGCGGCGGGTTGCGTTTGTTCAGGCGGGCAACGTGGCGGCAGAAATTCTTCTTGATACTTTTCCTGATGAGCTTCTGTTCACGGTAGAACTTGTAGCCGACATAATCAAGGGCACGTCCGCTTTTGTCGTAGCGGTTCTTTGCGATTGGGAACACCTGATAATTGCCTTTCACTTTCAAGTCCAAATCAGCCAAATAACGGCTAATCTCCTTGAATGCTTCGTGCAGCTTCTCTTTGCTGTCGCTAAAGAAACAGATGTCGTCGGCATACTCCGTTGCTTCGAGTTTCAGAACCTCGTTCACGAAGTGCATAAAGTAGGCAAGAAAAAGATTTGCCAAGAACTGTGACAGGTAGTTTCCGATAGGTAAGCCCTCCGCACTGTCGATTATCTCGTCCAACAGCCACAGCAGGTCTTTATCCTTGATTTTCTTTCGGACAACCCGTTTCAGTACGTCGTGGTTGATTGAGGGGTAGAACTTCTTGATGTCAATTTTCAGGCAATACAGGGGCTTGCCCTTGTACTTCTTGATTATCTTATCCACCTGTCGGGCACAACCCTCAATGCCACGTTTCTTGATACACGAATACGTATTGTGCGTGAACACCTTGCTCCATATCGGTTCAAGGACGTTCATTACGGCGTGATGAACAATTCTGTCGGGATAGTACGGGAGGCGGAAAATCAGCCTTTCTTTCGGCTCAAATACCGTAAACTTGTCGTATTCCGAAGTCTTGTATGTCTTCGTCCGCAACGCTTCGTGTAGGGCAATGATGTTCGCTTCACGGTTCTTATCGTGATGTCGAACCCCGTATGTACGGAGCTTCCCACGTCGAGCCTTTTCATCAGCCCGACGCAGGTTCTCCACGGAGATTATCTGTTCGTATAAATTTCCTATACGTTTCATTGCTTTGCTTTTCTTAATCGGAGTTTTCGATAGCCCATACAACAGGCATTTCTACCAACACCTTTCTGATTTGAGAAATCTTTTACCAAGAGGTAAGGTCGTCGCTCTTTTATTCTTTATATTGCTTCGAGCCTTTGACAGCCCGTTTGAAAATCAGAGGTGAGAGCCGATGTTCGCATTCGTATTCGAGGGCACGTTATTCGAGTTCGCATAGGCGAAGCCTGCATTCGCACCGTTATTCGCATTACCGCCGAACAGGACACCACAAGAACGACCAACCTGTTATTTGTTACTCGAAATAGTATCTGTTACCGTTTCCTCGTAATGTTACTCTCCTCGGGAACTTGTTCATTTCCTTAATCTTTTGTAAGATGTAGAGAATGTCAGCCGAACCCGTGAAGAACTTTTTAGCCGCACTGTCGGGGCTGTCCTTTTCAGGCTTGATTTTGACAAGCGTCTGACCTTTGTTCCCCTTTGCCTTGCTGAACTTCGTCGGAACGTCCTCGATGAAATCCACTACCCAAAAGGTTGTGTTCACGAGCTTGCTCTGCGTTGTTTCATCACAGTTAAAACTGCGGTTGTTCTCATCACGAGGAATTTTCAGGCATTCCAAAGAGCCGTCGTCAATAATAGTTTCCATATCCTTATACAGTTAAATGGTTAGACGTGTACTCGTGGGGACGGGTTATCGAGGCAAAAAGCAAAGGCGAGAGCCGACGAGCGCATCCGCATTCGAGGGCACGCTACCCGAGCCCGCAGAGGCGAAGCCCGCACCCGCACCAGCAACCGCAACACCGCCGAACAGGACACCACGGAGGGTTTCAGAGGTCGGAATGTTGGTATAGTGATAGTCACAATGGTAGGTAGTAGAACC